CCAGCTCGTCCGCCCAATCCGCCAGCACGGCGGCTTTCATCGCCGGGGCAAGCTGGGCCTGCCAATATCCTTGCAGCACGGTTTCCACCTCAAACGAAATCCGGCTTCGATGTGCGGCGCATTCTTCCGGCGACATGGATTGCGTCAGCCGTGGCGTCGGGCTTGAACCGGCGGATATTGCCAATCCACGTTCGCCATGCCGCGTTCCAGTCCCTGAACCGACTGGCGCGGGCGTGGTGGTAATTCCTGAACCGATCCGCTTCATCCTCAACCTCGCTTTCCGTCAGACCCTTCGAAATTGCATCCGCCACGTTTCGATCGCTAGGCACCCATTCGTCTGGGAGAGGCACTTCCGGCTTGCGGCGCGAAAGGGGACCTATAGGGGATATATCTTTCTTATATGTATCTGTATCTGTATGGTTCGATTTTGGCTTTGCCACTGGCTTGCCCAAGTCATTGTTTTTCTTGGATTTGCTTCCGTTTTCGCGTTGTTTTTCCTGAAATGATCCCGAGATTATCAGCTCTTTATCTGCGCGAAAGTTGGAGATAATTCCGGTTTCGCACAAAATCTTGCCAGCAGAAATCAGCTTTTCGCGGTAGCCTTTCCAGGCCCTGACGCTGCATCCAAGCAGCCCGGCGATGTATCGTGGATCGTCGGGAAGTTTGCCGCCCTGCATGTAGATCAGATCAAGCAACAGCGAGTATGCGCCCTTCAATTCAAAGGCCATTCCTGCCGTGCCATCGATGAAGTCGCGAGGGTATCGCTTGTAGTATGGCAGGCCGTTCATTTCGCGCCCAGCACTTGCCGACGGCGTTCAAAAAGCGCCGTCCGTCCGATCCCGCAAATCTTCATGGCTTCTGGTATGGGCAGGTGCATGGTTTCCTCGACCGCCTTGCGGATCATGGCGCTTTTCTCCGACTTTGACAAGACGCGCGGCATGGAAAGCGCCAGCACTTCCAGATCGCGGTTGATCATCTTGCGCGGCGATCCGGTGGCGGCCGCAATTTCAGCCCGCGATTTCCCGGCCATGGCCAATTCCGCGACGATCACCCGCCGGGCTGCGGCAATGTCGTATCGCGACGGGTTGTCTGGCTTTGGTGCGGGCTTGCGCCAGCCCGAGAACATGGCCCTGGAATGGGCAGGGTCAACGTATGCCAAGCCAGTCCCGTTCCATCGCATCTCTGGCAGCCCGGATGCGCCAGTCGGAACCTTGGTAACGGTCAGACCTGGGCGACACGTCACGCCGTATCTGGCGGCGATTTCTTCGGCTTCGGTCATGGCATCACGCCACCGATGCGAACAGATCGCCGACAGACGCCTCGGCTTCTTTCAGGTTCTTGTCTGCCTGGCGGGCGTATTCAGGTTTCAATTCAAACCCGAGATACCGGCGGAACATCTTGACCGCCTGATAGCCGGTTGAACCGATCCCGTTGAACGGGTCCATGACAACATCACCAGGCTTTGAATAAAGCCGCAGGCACCGCTCGATCACGTCCAGTTGCAGCGGGCAGACGTGCTTTTCGTCGTTCTCGCCCTTCATGCGGTTGAGAACATTGCCCTGCTGAATATCCATCCAGACAGGCGAAGCGAGGCGCTGCCATTCGTAAACGTCAAACTCGGCATGTGGCAAAAGCGCGGCAATCTGATCATCGGTCGGCGTTTCCGATGCAAGGCCAAGCCGGTGCATTTCGTGCAGCCATGCTCTTGCTATCTTGACCGCTTCCCGATCGCCCGGTGCGGCGTGTTCGATCCTGTCCGGGTTGTCGCCCGGCGCGCGAAAAAACAGCATGTAATCGGGCATTCCGACGCGGTTCATGGCGCTGTCTTTTCTGATCTGCTTGTAAAGCAGCCCGAGCGCCTTGGTACGCTGCATCTCGACTACAGGGTCTTTCCAGATCGTCGTGCGGCCGTGGTAGATCATGCCAGCGTCACAGTGGGCCTTGATCAGATCGCCGGAAAAATCCTGTAACCCGATGTATCCGTGCTTTCCCTTCCGCGCCGGGAGATCGGTGCAATGGACGCAGGCGATGCGGCCCGGCTTCATCACGCGGGCCAAAGCCTCGGCAAAGAACCTGTATTGCGCCATGAACGCATTGCCATCGCCAGCATTGCCGAGGTCGCGCTCGCTGTCCGAGTATACAAACAGATCCCCGAACGGCGGCGAAAACACGCAACAATCAACCGACCGTTCCGGCATGGCCCACATGCCCTCGATGCAATCCGAATTGTGGATTGCCCATCCTGCGCCTTGATATTCCGGCTTTTTCACGCTGCGCTCCTGATCCATTCAGGGAAGGCCAGATCGAGCGGGCGGTCATACCTGACCCGCCGAGAACCTTCCGATTGCACTTCGCGCATGGCGTCTGCCATGCCCGCCTTCATTTCGTCATGTTTCCTGGATTTCTCGTGGATGACATTCCAGATCGTTGCCTCTGTGTCGGCAAGGATGATGTCATTGCGGACGGTCTCGGATTGTCCGAACCTGTGCGACCGCCTTACCGCCTGATAGTGCTGCTCGTAACTGAAACTGATCGACGCGAAAACGGCATGGGCGCAATGCTGCCAATTGACCCCGAATCCCGCCAACTTTGGCTTGGTGACAATGGCGCGGTATTGGCCATCCGCAAATCCGAGCAACCGCCGTTCCTTTTCGTCAGGGTCAAGCGCGCCGTGGACTTCGATTGCGCCGTCAACGGCCTTGGCGAGATACGCGCTTTCTTCGTTCGTCTCGCACCAGACAGTTACCGGCTTTGCGTGGTTCGCAAGTTCGGCAGCCAGATCGCACCGACGCTGCAGGGTAAGCCTCTTTTCTGCGTGAAACGATGTGGCCGACATTTCCGGGATGCGAAACAACATGCCTTCCCCGATGTTTTCCATCCGGTCGGCTGCGACATGATGCACGTGCCGATCAACCTCTGGCAGGATGTATCCGGTATCATCTCCGCCGAGGTCTGACGGCAAGGTTGCGCATCTGGCCCATGACGCCACCCAGCGCCAGAAGTCATCGACTGCGTGGCCTTTCAACCGCCAGTCCTGCGATGCAGTTGACGTGTCGTTGATGAACCACTTTGACAGCATTTCCTGTTGGCGCATGACCCCGAGAAATTCGGCATGATTGCCCAGTTCCGTGTGGTCGTTCGGTGACGGGGTTGCCGTCGCGGCCAGCTTGAAACGGAAATCCGCGAAAGCATCCTGGATCATGGCGCGGGTTTTCCCGGCATAGCTTTTCAGGATGCTGCTTTCGTCAAGGACAACGGCCCCGAATGTCTCGGGCAGAAGCTTGGGAAGCCTCTCATAGTTTGCGACCATCACGCCATACCCGACTTCGTGCTGTTCGCGGATTTGGCGCGCGTCGATCCCGAATTTCTGCCCCTCGCGCACCATCTGGCCCGCGACCGCAAGCGGCGTGAGGATCAACGACGGCTTGCCGGTTTCTTCCGCAACCTGCCGCGCAAATTCCAGTTCGATCAGCGACTTGCCAAGGCCGGTATCCAAGAAAGCGGCAGACTTCCCCTTGCCAAGCGCGAAATCCAGAACCGAAACCTGATGGGTTTTCGTCATGGCCGGGAATGGCTTGGATTTGACCCCGTTTGACTTTGCGACAGGTGCCCGTGACGCGATGTAATCCCGATATTCCTGCAAGCTCATTTCGCGCCTCCGGCCAGAATGTTTGTCGTCAACCTTGCCGCCTCAGAACAAAGAGCCTTGGACGGGCGACGCTGGCGACGGGCCTTCTGGATTGCCGTCGCCAAGCGGTCGCGCTCCGAAAGTATCCATCCATCGCGTCTCTGCGAGCGAAAGATGGGCACGGCATGACCAGATGCGCCGCTTGTCGGTGCGCTCTGATCTGCATCCCGGCTGTTGAAAGCCGAACGGCGCGAGAAGATCGCCGCAATGAAAGCAGGCCATCTCATTTCCGCGCCTCCGCGATCATGGCGTCGATCTTGGCGGATACCGCCTCGATTGTCTCTGGCCAGACACGCGATCCGCCCAGAAGCTTTGCATAGAACCGGCCACCCTGTCCCGCTCTCTCGCCGATCGTGCTGGGCGAGAGACCAAGCGCAGTTGCGGCGGCCTCCATCTTGTGAATGAGGGATGATTTGTCCATGGCGCTATCCTAGTGAGGTTCGCCACATGGTGCAAGACAGAAAAATGTGTGGCGGTTCATTTTTCCCGCTTGACCGTGTGCAATCTCACATGGTAGGGATGGCTATCGCCGCTAGGTGCGGCACGGGAGACTGCAATGTGGACCAAGGTTGATAAGAAAAAAGGCGCCGATCAGAGGCAGAGCTTTGCCGTAGTGCGATGGTCAAATGCGGCCGCTCTGATCGTGCCAGGCTGTGCCGTCGTCGGCGAGCGGGCAGATGTGTATGTGGACGGGAATCGCATCGGATACAGGATCGGCGACAGCGGAGAATTTTCCGTTTCAGTCGCAAACAAAGCATCGGTCGCCAAAAGGGTCACGATCCCATCGCGGTTCGTCGGTATGGTGCCGGAAGGCACGACAGATGCGACTGTCACAATGGAAGGCGGCATGATCGTTCTGGACCTTGACCAGTTTCGTGGGATGGTGAAATGACCATGGATCACCTCAACACCGCTCGCCAGATCGTCCGCGACCCGAAGGGGAAAAGCGACGATGACGTTCTCGCCGCCTGCGAAGCCCTGATGCTTTACGGCGATGCGTTCGACTGGTGCGAGGCCGAGCCGGTCCAGCGCGCCGTGATGATCGGCATCTACGCGCGGCGGGATACTGTCGTCGACTTGCGGATCGTCGGGGCTGCGTTCGCGGCGCTGATCGGTTTCCTGGCGTTTTCCTTTTTCCTGTGATCAGAGGACGAAATCATGTCGAAGATAATCAGAACCCCGACGTTTGCTGGCGGCGGCATCACGAAGGAAGAAAAGGCGCGCATGGATGCGCACGCGGAGTTGTGGATTGCCCGCGCCATGCGGACAGCGCCGATCGAGCCTGACAAGATCATCCCGGCGATTGAGGGGCTATACGCCGTCGCAAACCTGAAGCGCCCGCGCGTGGTCATTGTTCCGTCCCCCCTGGTTATGGCCTTTGCGTATGGGGCAGCCGCTGCGATTTGGGAAAAGAGAGGGATCGCCACCGACGCCGCCACCTACGCTGCCACCGACGCCACCGACGCCACCGACGCCACCTACGACGCCACCGACGCCGCAACCGCCGACGCCACCCGCGCCGCCACCAGCGCCGCCACCGACGTCGC